TGAACTTTTATTTCAGCTGTTAAGGATTTAAAATATTCCAAATCATAGCCTTTGCCATACTCTCCGTTGAAATGACAATAACCTTCTTCATTAATTCTTGCATCTAACCTTCCAGAAACTATATCTTTTAGTGCATTAGAACCAATTGATAATAAATCTATTTCTTTATTTTTAGTTTTTCTAAATCCATTGTTAATTGGAACATTTTCTCCACCAAGACCTTTTATTCCAATTATCCTTCTATACTGCCTAGGACTTACAAAATCGTAAACTTTTTGTGTATGGTGTCCTCCAGTATCAATGCAAGATGCAAAAATCTTTAATTTATCTCCATTTTGATAAAAATACTCTTTATCTAAAACTTTATCTAGTCTTTCCCATATTTCTGATTGGTTCATATTTCCATTTAAGATAATGTATTCAATACCCCAGCTTTCATATCCAAGCCCCCAACCAACAACTTCTATTGCTATCCAGCTATCTTGAATATCTACTCCTGCTGTTAAAATTAGAACCTTATCAGGAATATAAGAGTATTTTTCTCTTGTTCTCTTAATAAGTTTCTTAGGATCTTTTTTACCTGAGTATTCTTGTTCAAATGTTTCAGCTAGAACTGTATTTATAAAAGCTTTTAGTTTTTCAACATCTCCTTTTATTTCTGACCACTCTTGAACTATAGATTCCCAGCTTCTAAATGGACTAGCTAAACCATTTAAGTGATAACCTAAGTTTTTTGTTCTTTCTGGATATCTATGTATCCATTTACCAGTTTTTTCATTACCTTTTTTCCACTCTTTTTCTGTAAATTCCTTACCACAATAAGGACAAACCATTCTTACATTGCTTCCATCAGGTTCAAATTTTATGTTACCCCATTTAAAAGTTTGTTCTTTTTTACAGTTAGGGCAAGGAATATACCATTCAGCTTGGCTTGAATTATTATATTCATCTTCTATTTCAGATGAACCTTTCACTGTTGGAGTTCCAGTAATAATGTGTTTTGTAATATCATCAAATGTAGAAGTTCTTTTCTTTGCTAATGAAATAGGACTTCCTTCATTTCCTGAACTCTTTGGATATCTATCCACTTCATCAAGAAATATATTTCTAATCGGTCTTGCAGCTAACTTTGATGGAGAATTAGCTCCAACAAAAGCTATATATCCTCCTGGAAACATTTTGTGTGTAACAGTATTTCCAGAGTCTTTTTTACTAGGTTCTTTAATAATAGTGTTAAGTACAGAGTTATTTATAGCTGGTTGTATTCTCTCCTTTGAAAAACTTCTAGCCATTTCATCAGTTGGTTGAACTATTAACATTGGACAAGGATCTAAATGAGCATATCTTAAAATTGTATTGATGATTAATTCACTCTTTGCTAATTGTGCTGCCATCATCAATGTAACTTGCTTAGTTTCTCCTTTTGTTATTTTTTCATATATTTCTATCATATATGGTGTTCTTTCAACATTGAATTTACCAACTTCTTTTGCTGATGTTGTATCTAAAACTCTATATTGATTTGCCCATTCCATAATACTTACAAGTGGGGGTTGTCTCAATATTCTTAAACATTCTCTTATTAATTCCCTAGTTCTTTCATACATCTTTTGTTTTTCTCCTGTTACTTGGTGGATTATAATTTGCCAGTTCTTCCAAGCAATCTATCAAAGTATTTTTTAAATAATCTAATCTATCCGCTTCTGATATTTCAGTAATTTCGTTATCAATTTTTACAGCTGTTGCTTGTAATTTTGCTTTGAATTTAACTAAAATATCAGTTAAAACATATTTAACATCTTCATCCAGATGATATTTATCTTGTAAAATTTCAAGTTTATACTGTTGTAGCTCTCTTTCAACTGCTTTTTTCTTATTTCTTTCATCATTAACTGTTAAATATCTTTTTAAGTTATCTTTCAAATCAAACTGGCCATTAGAATTTTTTTCTAATACTCCACGATTTGCAAGTTCTTTAACTGTCTTTTCACTAAGCCCTAAAATTTCTGCAAAAGTTTTTTGTGTTACCAGGTTTATGTCTCCGCTCCTGGTTTGATTTATAAATTCAGTTACACATTTTATAAGAGGATAACTTCCATTTTCTGATTTGTAATCCTTGAATAACTCCCTAACTCTCCTATCAGAAATATTAAGAACTTTTGATAATTGTTTTTCATTTGCAAGTATCATAATTCCACCCTTTTTCTCCCATGCGTATATATAAAATTTGGAACTTGGAAGGAAATCAAAAAATTTCGTATTTGAAAAGTTCCGAGCCTCCAGCCGCACCCTCTAATAAAAAAAATCTGTCACAGTACCTTTTTGATTACTTGAAGTCCTCATCACTCACAGCTGTGTCATTTTCACTGTTTATTGTTGCTCTTAACTTAGCTTCATCAACTACTCTATAACCAAGCATTAAGTTAATCTCTCTTGCTGCTCCTACTGCTGCAATGAGTGGCTTGTCTTTTCGTACTCTCTTATTGATAGTATGTCCATCTGGGCCACTCTCATCAACATACTCAACTACTTCTGCTCCTTCCATTGCCATATTTATTACTTTTCCTAATTTTGATGCTATACTAAATGCCCCTAGTTCTGTATCTTGAAATAGGGCCTCTCTTAATTCCAACATTGTTTTAGCAATCTTTGGACTTCTTTCTATGTTAGCTGTCTTAGTCTTTTCACTATATCCAGCTTTAACCTTTGCCTCTTCTTTTCCAATTCCAGACATTCGGTATATAACATATTTAGTTTGTTTTTCTGTCAAGCCCTCAAAATTGCATATCTTTGCATTTTGTTTTTCATCTATTTCAGCTCTGATTTCTTTATACTTAACAAGATATCTATTAATCCAAGAGATAATAGTATTCTTGTTATATTTTGTTTTTCTTTGTATTTCATCATATAAATCTTTTTTCTTTGTACTAAACTTAGTAATTTCAAGTTTTATATATAATTCCAAAACTACTAATTGTTCTTCTTTAAAATTATCTGTTTTACTCATCTCTATACCTCACTGATTAACTCATCTCTTATGTCCTCCCACGTTCTTAGGATTTTCTTTTAAAATATCTAAATTGATTTTAGTTATTTCCATAGTCCTCCCTGTTCTAAATTGTTTTATTTTTTTGCATTATAAAAATAAATAATTATATTTTCAGTTTTAGGATTAAAGTGCATCACATAATTATCACGCGAGAAAACTATAAAAAAGTATTGATAATAAAGGGAAAAATTTTTTTGAAAGTGTGAAAATAGGAAGTTTTTTCTTCCTACTTTTTGCAAAAAAATGCCAAATGATTTTTGGTGCTACATTTGACTTTTACATTGAAAAGTATTAGATTTGCGAAGAATAGTTCGAGCCTCTCTATATTAGAAAAAAAATCTCTTTGTGGAGATGCTCTTTGCTGTGAATGATTTAGAATGTCTTTTATTTTACTTCTATAAAAAACAATCTGCCTGTAGCATTTTGTGCTACTACTAGTAACAATATCATCAAGTATTTTATAATCAAATATCCATTCTAAATTATCTCTAACAAGAGAATCTAGATCTTGACATCTGAAATTTAAAAACTTTTCTTTTAAAACTTCTACTGATTTTTCTACTTCATCTATCAGTATTTGTCCTAAAGTTTGAGATATTGTGTTTTGTATACAATCTTTAATATTTTCTATTGTTATGTATTTTATTGAGTTAAATTCAAAATAATTTTTTATAATTTTCTTAGTTAATCTGTGTTCAAGTCTCAGGATTGCTCCCTTAACTTTTCTTGCATTTTTCTTATTGTTTTCATGTCCTTTAGAATAAAGTTTTATCTTCCAGCCTGGCATTGGCTGAAAACTAAATCCTGTTGTATAAAATTTATTTTCGTTTTGATTAAAGTTATAATATTGAACTTTATCTAAATCATCATATTTTCTTGTGAGTGCTTTAAAGAAATAACTCACAATATTATGAAATTTATAAAAGTTTCCAACTACTTCTTGAGTAGTAAATTCTAAATATTCATATCTTACAACTTCAACTGTAATTTCATAGTCTATTAAACTATTTATTAATTTTATTAGATTATTCTCTACTATGATTTTTTTTGTTTCGTTTGATAATGGATAAATATTATCATCATCAAAAAATCTTGGATAAGAAAAATCTATTTTTATAGTTGTTAGTCTTTTAATTTTCTTTTCTTCTAACTTTATGTAATTTATGTTCTTTTTATCTATTTTGTAATTATTTGTATGATTAGAAAGACTTTCTGAAAAACTATGAGGAAATATTATTTTAACTCTTTCCCTTACATACAAAATATCGGTTTGGACATCAATA